CGGCAAGCTGGTTGGTCGCGTCGCCGTTTTGCGGATGGCGTTTGGTTGCCCGGAAACACCACCAGAGGTAGCGGACTGGAAGCGCATGGGGGCGCTGACTACCAAAGGCCTCGATTATTCGATGAATACCATTTCTTCTGACGCGGATGACGCCAAGGGGCTGGTAGAGAACCTGGTCACTAACATGGATTTGACCATTTCAGGTGAGGGTGAGTGGCGTAAGAGAGCTAAAACAACCGAGGTTGGCCCGGTAAAAATGTCGAAATACATTTTCGATGAAGTACAGGCGGGCCGCCAGCCCGGTCTATGGGTTCGCTTTGATTTCCTCGGCGTGGATGATGGCACCTATATTCAGGGTTACTTCAATACCACTTCATGGAGTTCAGACTTCGGTTCTTCTGACTTCGCTACTTACTCCGGTGAGTGGAAAGTTGCTGATGCAGATTCTGTCACTTTCGTTGATGGCTCGGCGATTCCAGTTGCCAGCGTAACTGTGGCTCCGGCAACCAGTACTGGCGCGGTCGCTGCAACAGTTCAGCTTACCGCGACCGTTCTACCTGCGGACGCTACTGATAAAACGGGTGTATGGACAACCTCTGACGCAACCAAAGCAACGGTTAGCTCAACGGGTTTAGTCACCCGCGTTGCAGTCGGTACAGCGACTATCACATTCACAACGAATGATGGCGCTAAAACCGGAACGAGTAATATTACTATCACCGCGTAATTCTCACAAAGAGCATCTTATTGGTGCTCTTGATGATGATTATTTAAAAGTTGATCGTTTTAAACGATCAATATTGCGATATTGATCTGCATTACCAATTATACCCTTATCTTTATTACTGCTATCGTTAATTATACAAATAAGAAAGGCGATAAATTCATGAAAAATAAAATGAAGATTGGGCTTCTGGCATTGTGCTTTTCGTCTCTTTTTCAAATTACAGCAAATGCGAATGATTTAGTTTCAAATAACAATACCCCGCAGTTAATTGAGCGAAATATTGAAATATATCCTTCCCGCGCCTGGGTGCACGATAAAGAAGGGTATGTGAAGATTGCTTATGATATTAACGCTGCCGGAAAAGTTGAGAATGCAAAGGTGGTTGAAGCTGAGCCGAGAAATCTCTTTGAGAAATCAGCCTTAGATTCTATCTACAAATGGAAGTATGAACCCAATAAGCCAACCAGTGGAATGGAAGTCACCATAAACTACAAGAAGCCGAAGTAAGGCAGCAGATGCAAAATTAGACCCGTTGAATGCGGGTCTTTTGCTTTCTGGCGCGTCCGTACACTGAAAAACCAACCGCTCAGTTGGTTTTTGTTTCCTTCACCGTACACTTTTTTTTACATCGTAATATTTGCACGGAATATTCTTAATATGAAGTTTAGTTAATTAGGAGGTAGTTTTATATTTCACATGTTTTACACAAGGAATTAACATGAAATTACTTCTAAGCATCTTACTTATATCAAGTCCGGCGTTTTCTGTTTCCTCTCCGATAAATGAAAATATGCCAGTACCTGCGATAGCTCTGGTATCAGAAGCAGCATGTATTCGTAGTTATTCCGTGAAAGAACATACTGCATGTATAAAGCTGGTGGACTCCTCAATAGTTAAAGCTTACTGGGCTGGGAAAATGAGTCAGTTTTGTAAGTCGCCATTCAACAGAAGTGCCGGGAAAGACAGGCAATGCAGGGCAGTTAAGATGCTTTCCTGTGCATTGGATGAGATAAGTGGTAGGTATCTTGAAGAGTAAATAATAGTACCTACACAAGCAAAACCCGAAATGGGCTTTGCTTTCTAACGCGTCCGTGCGCTAAACAACCCATCGAGTGCGAGTCTTTGTGTTCTAGCTTCAGCTATATCTGAATCTATCAAGCCAAGCCTGTCTTTTATTTGTTTGGTTAGCCACGTTTTACTAATGTCTTTAACTAAATCAAATGGGGCGTCAGTGAGTTCTTGCTTGAGCTTTTCGAATATAGGTTTTTGATTTAGCGCTTTTGCGAAGTCGTGTCTGTCTTGAGTAAGTCTGTTTGAACGTTCAATATCGCACTCAGCCCGCCATCATCTAGAAGGAAATCGATTCCTTTCTCTGTTATATAGCAATTGTAGCTATAGAAAATGTCGTGGTAGGATTTTGGCGGTTTTGTCGATTGGATGCGCATATGAACTTAAGAATAATTAGTTTAGTGTTTTTAGTTTGTTTTGGGGCGAATGCGAGTGATTTAGAAAAAACAGCTGAAAGCTTGAGCAAATGCCTCTTCAGTTATGCAGATACGCAAGCCGGCACATCAGCCCCTACCGCAGATATTTCCTCAAAGGCGTTTGGGCATTGTGATGATGAATTGAATAAATATCATGATTCTATTGGCCCTGATGCATCTCAGTGGGAAGAATTAGACGATAATCAAAAGCAAGCTATAACGACCATAAGAGATCAAGCCATTGTCAAAGTTCGTGAAAGTCTAACCAATAATATTGGGGAATATATTGCGAAAAAACGCAACGGTAGTTGACTTCAAGCCCGCTCCGGCGGGTTTTTGCTTATTTAAAATTTCGAAAGACCATAAAAGGATGGGATATGACGACTTGGGGTTTGGGTGCATTGATTGCAGGGGTTGTATGGTCAATAATAGCGTATAACATGTCCACTTGCGCACTGATTGATCAGCAGTGCGTAGATAACATTTTTCTGATAGCCGCAAGGGAAAATCACATTCGTTATGGTGCTCTCTTAATCTTTCTTGGGGTTGTATTTACAGCGTTAGGAATAATAAGAAGCGTCTATAAGAAAAGAACCACAAAGACTGATTAGCCCACTCAGGCTGGCTTTCTATTATGCGTTAGGCAAAGTCGGCCACTTTCTGAAAGCGAAGAAGTATAGTGTTATGTAGTGGATAACGGGAATGGACAACAAGATAGCCATAGGCCACCCAAACCCAGCTTTTCTTGCCATCCTGTAGCATGGGAAGAACGTAATTATCCATATGACTATAAACAGTGATTTGTTCGACTCGCCCATATTCTTTTCCCTTATTATTGTGTTGAATCCGTATTGGATTTTTCTTTCTACCTAACCAGTGAATCGCTTAAATTCTTTATGTGGTGAGTGCAACTTACAAAAACCATAATTACTTGTTGTATAACTTTTCCCATTATCATCGATCAATTCACAAGAGCAGCGATAAAAATCACCTGACGAATTACGAAATACCTCCTTCGGCGTCGGTATTACACCGGTGAATTGGATAGTTATTGTTGCCTCTTGGATCCAGCTGACAGGGCAAGTTGAGGCGTTCCGCTACAACGCTAACGGGGTAGAAGCTCTGCGCCACCTGATCCACGGCGCTGAAGTTGCTTAATTAGTTAAGTCCTACGACCAAAGCCCAACCCACTTAACTGTGGGTTTCTTTATTACCTAAATTTCAGGACACCCCATGACACCGATGCTTGATATTGGCGAAATGCTCCTGTCTGACACGGAGCAACAGCAAGATTATTTCTTTCGTCCATCACTAAGGAATATGACAAAAATAGGGGCGGCGGCCGAGATAGTCGAAATATACGCGCTGCTGGGTGGCTCTGAATTAAGTCAGGTATTAACACCTGCAATAAACGCTAATCTGCCAGCATCATTAATGCCCAATAATGCAATCAAAAAATGCTCAGAGCATATGTTGGCTGCGGCCATAAGAGTTATCGAGGCTTGTTGTGATAAGTCGGCATCGGCGCTTATAGGCGAGTTTAAAGGGTGGCGAAATTGTATTGTTTACCGTCCGGGTAAAATTTCTAAAGAAGTAGTAATTACCATAGCTAAAGAATTAATTGAGCATGGTGTGATCGGCAAAGCCAAAATAAGAAAGCTACAAAAGAATGAAGGTAACAACGATTACAGCACCGAATTTAATGCAATGGATTACATCAACTCAGCCAGAATTCATTTCAACATGTCCCGCGCTGAAGCCGAGCAGTTAACGATGACCGAGTTTCAGTTACTGCTCAAAGCTAAGTACCCAGAAGATAAAGGATTCACCCGCGAAGAATACGATGAAATCATGGATGCAGATGATCGCATCCAGGAACGTTTAATTGCTCAAGAAAAGGCGAGGTTACCGAAAAATGGCGGGTGAACAACAGCTAGGGAATATTGTTTATCAGGTAGAAATGGAACTTGGCAAGCTGATTACATCTCAGCAGCAAGTAAATAGCCGCCTTGATCAGATGGAAGGCAAGTTCGATGCAACGGCTAAATCTGTTGATCGCGCTGAAAAGTCCATGTTTTCGTTAAGCAAAGTTGCCGGGGCATTGACCACTGCTTTATCAGTCCAGCAAGTCGCATCCTATGCAGAGGCATGGACTGTACTTAATAACAAATTAGTGAACTCCATTAAAACAGGCGAAACACTGGCTGATGTAAACCAGCGGGTATTCGATATTGCGCAGGAAAGCCGCTCTAGCCTTGATGGGATAGCAACTTTATATTCACGTATGGAAAGGGCTATGCGTGATGCCGGGGTTAGCGGCAAAGAACTGGGACAAATAACCACCACTATCTCTAAAGCAATGACTATCTCTGGAGCAACGGCCGCCGAGTCAGAGGGCGCATTGGTTCAGTTATCGCAAGCGTTAGCATCCGGTGTATTGCGAGGGCAAGAATTCAACTCAATGAGTGAGCAGGCCCCGGCATTAATGAAGGGATTATCGGATTCTCTCGGTGTAAGTATTGGGCAATTACGCGCAATGGCGGCAGAAGGTAAGTTAACTACTGACGTATTACTTACAGCTTTTCGCGACATGGCCCCAACTGTCGAGAAAGAATTCGCCAATACGATGATGACAATGAGTCAGTCTCTGACCGTCGCAAACAACAACATTACTCAGTTCGTAGGTAGCTCAACTGCCGTTAAATCTTCCGTATCTGTTTTTAATAGTGCGGTCGTAAGCTTGAGCGAAAACTTGGACTCCATGTCCTCAATTATCGGGATTGTTGCAGCGGTGGTTGGGTCTCGCTACGTCGGAGCGCTAACATTAGCATCAGCAGCCCAGGTTCAAAAAGCATCTTCAGCGCGTCAAGCTGCTTTGGCTGACAATCTTGCAGCACAGGCCGCAGCTAATCAGTCAGCAGCTAACCTTATTGCGGCTCAGTCAGCGAAAGTCAGAGCAATTGAGGAGATAACACTCGCGCAGATGCAAAAGGCGAGTGCATTCAATGCTGCAAACTCGACAGCGGCCGAAGTGAGATTATCGGCTGCCCGCCTTGAAGCCGCAACTGCTACTGGTAACTATAATCGGGCGCTTTCTGCTAATGTCTTGGCTCAAAAACAAGCGGCGGCGGCTGCCTCTGCGGCATCTATATCTGGTGGCTTGTTGCGTGGTGCTTTGTCGTTAGTCGGTGGTCCTGTTGGAGCAGCTACATTAGCGGCCGGGGCAATATTCTATTTCTACCAAAAAGCACAGGAAGCCAAGAAAGAGGCTAATGAACTTGCTGACGGAGTATCTGCTTTAGTCGGAAAAATGAAAGAGATGAGTAACGTTCAGCTTGGCGCTGAGATAGCAAAGCTCAATTCATCAATGCCAATATTAAATAAATCATTGGCAGAAGCCCAAGAAGCCTATGACAACGCTGCTTACAGCGTCAGTAATTACACTAAAGTAATAAAAGATTACGGGTTAAATACGACAACTGGCCGACAAGCAGCAGAGGCGTTAACTGGCGCTCAAGACAGGCTTGCAGTTGCAGCGAATGATCTGTCAATTGCACAAAATAGAGTAGATAAAACACAAAGCGCTGTAAATATTGGGAGAGCTACGTTAAATGGAACTTTGCTCGAAGGAATAGATCTTCTCCGTAGAGATGGTCAAGAGGCCGGCGTTGTCGCTGGAATGATGAATAAGCTAGGACAAGCAATTAACGTCGCAAGTGGGGCCAAAGAGAGGTTTAACTCAACTAGCTTATCTATTCAACGAGACCCAAAAGCACAGAAGGTCTTAGATGACCTATATCAGCAAAATGAATTGCTTGCAGAGACAGACCTGCGTAAGCGCGCCCAGCTCAAAACAGAGCAAGAACTTCGATCCATTAATGCTGATGTCAATACTATCAGAATTGGCCGCGAACAGGCTGGAGTTGCCTATGATAAGCAAGCTGCACAGGCTGCGCTGAAAAAGGAAACCGCTGCTGCCACGAAGGAAGAAACAGCCGCCGAAGCAGCAGAGAAACGACGAGTTAAATCATTGCAAGATTTAAGCAATGAAATGGCAGTTGCCGAGTTAAAGACGAAAGGACTCAATCGCGAAGCCGCACAACTCGCAGCTGTTCAAGACTTGGGTGCTGGCGCTTCTCAGCAGCAGATCCAACAAGCTACGCAACAAGCCGGACAGATATTTGATATCCAACAACGCATGGCTGATAAAAAGGCTGCAATTGATGCTGATAGTGTCGCCAAGGCCGAGCAGCAACGTAAGTTGGATTTATCACAGTTGGATCGGCAGCTTGCGGCGGGGAATGTTTCATTCGAGCAATCTCAACAGCGTCGAGCTCAAATAGCTGCTAATTACTCCAATGCCATTGCCGAGGCATCAGCCGCTAGCTCGGTATCTCCACAACAGCAAAATGCCGCATTAGTTGATCCGGTGCAGGCGCTGGCAAATGAAAACGCTCAAAAGTTAGCACTGATTCAAAAATTTGAAGAGGATAAAACGCTAACTGAGCAGCAGGCACTAGCTCTTCGCAATGCCGCCAATACCCAGTATGAACAAGCTCGACTAGCTGCTCAGTGGGAAATCTGGAGGAACCAAAGCCAATCCAACCAATATTTAGCGAGCTCCATTGATGCTTTAGGTCAGCGCACAACCAATATGCTGACTGGGCTTCTGACGGGTACTCAGTCAGCAGAAGAGGCTATGAAGAATCTTGCTGCAACAATAATCCAAGAGGGTGTTAATGCATTAGTCCAAATGGGTATGCAGCAGGTCAAAAATATGATTATGGGGCAGGCGGCGGCTACTACTGCTCTTGCTGCAACAGCAGCACAGGCAACCGCAGCAGCAGCGGCATGGGCACCAGCGGCAGTGAGCGCGTCCATCGCGACAATGGGCGGAGCTTCTACGGTCGGTACCACTGCTTATGGCACAGCGCTAGCAGCATCTAAGGGACTGGCCTTGGCTGGCGCGCGTAAAAACGGCGGCCCTGTATCAGCAGGCGAAATGTATCGAGTCGGTGAGGGCGGTGCACCTGAGATATACCAGGCGGGAACCGGCAAGCAATACATGATCCCCGGCGATAATGGCAAGGTCATCAGCAATAAGGATATGCAGGG